TTAACCTCTTGAAATAATTCTAGCTATTGCAATAGCTTTATGATCTATATATTGTTTAGCATTTCCTGAACCACCATCATTAACAAGCTCCCAGTTAGCACCATTAGCAAGTTCTTCATCTGTTGGTGATAATGTTGTTTGGGATTTCTTTATATAAGAAATTCCATAAGGTGCAAAACATTTTCTTTGACGTGAATATAGAGTATCTTGACCACCATTTGTTTTTGGATCTCTTGACATTTCATACGGAACTTTAGCACCAATATTCTCATAGTCAAACGCTCCATCACCTAATACATAAGTTGTATATTTTGTATATGCTTCTATATCACTTGTTTTAGGCACTTCTTCTACTGGCATTGAATCATCAATTAAAACAGTTCTTCCATTCCATGTTGCAAGTTGTAATTCTCTTTCAATACCTGTTTCATCTGTATATTTAAGATATGATAGTAATTTAAGATTCTCTAAGTTAGTAGCAACCGCACTATGCATAATAGCTAAGGTAAATTTAGATTTATTATCACCACTAGCCTTTTGAATAGATGTATTTAATGTAGTTGACCCTACAACATTTTTATCATCCGCTAATGTTGTTATATCTAATGTATGGTTATTAACAAACTCTAAATTTTTAGCACCTGTCATTGAGTATATACCCTTTAATATTGATAATAATGTGCCTTGGTCTATATCATCCCAATATTCTCCTACTTGATTTCCTACATTATCCATGAAGTTTACCCCACCAGTTATATCCTCTGAAAAATCACTTTCTACCCATGCCTTAGCTCTACCAACGACCACAACACCTCTTTCAAATGTAGTTGTGCTTGTAGCTGTAATATCTGTTTGACCATCATAATTTAATGCATCACCATCAATACGACCATACATAGGTAATACTGCATACGCAGTTCCTGTTTGTGAACTAAAGGCATTTTTAATTTCTGCATTTCCTTTTAATGCTCTTGATTTTAATAATTCATTTTTCTTTAATTTTGGTACTCTTTCTACATAAGCTCCAAATGCTTGTGGATTAAAACTTTTTGAATCAAATTTTGCCATATTATATTCCCTCTTTCTTTATTTAAATTTGTGCATTAGGATTTTCTTCTAGGTAGTTGCATAATTCAGTATAAGACATTTTACTTGTATCTTTTGCTGGTGTTTTATTCGCTGAACTATCTACAGGATTTACTCCTGAGAACTTTGGTTGTACTTGTTCTTCTAAAAACAAATAGGAATCACTCTTTCTTAGTTCTTCTATTTGTTCACTAATACCTATAAGAGTTTCTCCATCTAACTTAATATTTTCTAAATTTAAAAGAGCTTTAACAGCCTTTGTATTTCTTACATTGGCACCTTTTAAAGCTCCTTCTAATGCATAATTAAATTGCATATCCTGTATTTTCTTTTCATAGTCTTTAACCTTGGTTTCATAATCTCCTACTTTGGTTTGTAAGGTTTCATTATCCTTATTGCTTTTCTTTAAATCAGTAATAGTTGTGTTAGCATTTTTAAGCTGCTCATCTAAAGCATCAAATTTATCTTTAGTAATATATTGCTTACTATCTACTAAATCAACATCCTTGTATTTAGTTTGTAGTTCTTCTGGTATTTGATTAAAGTGCTCTCCTAATATTTCACTTAACTTTGGCATTGTAATTACTCCTTTCTTTTAATTATTTATTTTTAGTTCCTAATACATTTCTTTCTATCCTGTCCTCAACACGTCTATTAAGCCACATTAAAGCTTCTTCTATGTGGGTTAACGCACAGGCATTTTCTCTGCTTGAATAGGGTCCAGCTTGGAAACATTGTAATCTATGCCTTACTATCTCTAATAGATCTTCATTAGCTACACCAGGCACACTTCCTTCTTCTTTTCGTGCACCATTTTGAAATTGAATACAACCCACAGTTTGAGCTTTATCTGCTGTATTAATCAAATAAGCGTGATTAGCACCACCATTTCCCTCCTCATCATGCGGGTAAACCTTGTTTAATTTTTCTCTTTTTTGAATAGTATCTAATTTGTACATTTATATCTTTCCTTTCTTAATTTTAATTAAAATAAAAAAGCCTTATTTCTAAGACTTTTTTTATAAAATTATTTACCACAATTATCATATTTATTTTGAAACTCTTTAATTGTAAGATTTTTATCTTCTTCAGGGAGACTACCCATTATCTTTCCAAATTTTTTTGAGTTTTCGAGAAATTCTTGATTATCCATTCTATTAAAAGAATATTTATTAAATCTCTTTGCAGCTATCTTATTCCAAACTTCTTCATCTAATTCAGTACCTACCCTATATTCAATTGTTTTAATTTTTTCAAACATTTTTGGCGATTTATAATTTTTCTTACCAAATTCTTCATTCATTGCTAAATTATCCACTAGACGTTCATATCCATTGTTAAAATATCTAGTTATTCCAGCCACTATTCCTTCAATAAGCATAACTTCATTTATGCGTTGTTCATTACATAGTTCTAAAACTCTTTCTTTTAATAGTTTCAATTGTGTCTCAATGTCAGAATTTGAATCGAACATTTCTGAACACTTGATTCCTATTTTGTGATTTATAATTGATAGAAGAGTAGAATAATCTTGTGCTTTACTAGTATTTCTCATATTATTCCATTCTTGCAGACCTTCTATAAGGTTATCAACCAGACTCATATTCATATATATTCCTCCTTAGTCTTTTTTTGTAATTATATCATATTTTAAGTACAATTTTATATAATTTTTGCTAATTTTTGTTGTTTTAGTTATTTATTCTTAAAAATTATTTTTAACATAGTTATTATACCAATCCTTATAAGTCATATCACTTGGTACATAATAAACCTCACTTTCATAATCTCTAGCTATTCTTTCTATATCTAATGTATCTGGGAAGTAAGGAATTATTGTAGTTCTGCAATTGGGATGAAACGGTGGAGCATTAACTCCTATTTCTTTTTCAGATACTTTAAATACTTTTTCATCCAATGATCTACATATTTTACTCGTATGTAAGTCTAAAGTAGCAAGTATTTCATATTCTTTAACAACTCCACTTCCAATATAGCTATTAAAAGTTGATTTAGAAATAATATTAGCACTTTCAGTATTAGCAAGTGTCCTTGCTCTATTCTTTGCTACACCCATTCTTTCAGCTATTGTTTTAGAAGTTTTATCTATAGAATCACCGCGAATAAAAGATTGAGTAAGGTTGGTTTCCAATTCCATTATTAACTTTTCTTTATTGTTCCATATTCTGCTGCTATAATTATTTCCATGCCACGGCTCTGTAATTACTTTATTTATTGTATTAGTATCTAACTTAGCAAAATTAATACCTATTCCTAAGCCCTTGTGTACTTCAAAAATATTCCTATAATAAGTATCCTCGTATATTCCATTTAAAAGGCTTGCAGTATTACATTGTTGTCTACTATATAAATCTTCTATACTATTCCTTATTTGCGTTTGTAGAGCTTGTAGCCTAGTAACTCTTACCTTATAAGATACATTGTTTAATTCTTTTTCCCATTGTAGATTCTTATTATCTTTAGCTTTTCTAGTAAACTCCTTTAAGTCCATTTTAAACTCTTGAAGTTCATTAGAGTTTAATAATCTTCTAGCTTCTTGTAAAGATATTTCATTATTCTGCGAGAATCTAGCATAAAAAACTTCTATATCTTTTTGTATGCTGCTTAAAGCTTCCATATACTCTAAATGTAAACTTAGAATATAATTATCTGTTTTCTTAAACTGTTTACCAGCTACAACTTCTGAACGTTTTTTCCAATAGTCTTCACTCCTCATTCTCTTCATCCTCTTCATCCTCTGGTGTTTCTTCTAAAGGAAAATTAGGATACATTGATTCATGTTCTTCTTTCTGTTTTTTTATCTTTTCTAATTCATCTTTAGTAGCCCAAGGATGATTAGCGACTATTGTTTCATCACTAATAATACCAACACTATTTTGGCAATTATTAATACTATCAGTTTCATTTATTAATGTATCACGATTGAAAATAAATTCTACATTCTCATTTGTGTAATCCCCTTGCCCAGTATTAATTAAATGCTGATTAACAAACCACAATAGATATTCAAGTGATGCTTGAAATTCTGTTTCTATAATATTACAATCCATATCCAAATCATTGTATAAAAACTTTAATGATATTCCAGAAGGGCTATTACCAAACTTATCTGATTGAGTATCTACACCTCTACCAAACTCATATATATCCTTTCTAGTTTGTTCCATATGCGTTTTATAAGCTTCCGTGTCTATCTCTAAGTTTCTTGTTTCTACTCCACCATCACCAGCAACCTTGACAGCTCTGTAAAGGCTCATATTTCTTCTAAACTCTCCTAAGTTCTCACCATCATAATCCTTAAGCACATAAATAGAGTTTGGAAGGTCCTCTAAGTTATTACTATTGTCGCTTTTGTTTCTATCATAATCATCTACTAAAGACCTTACAAATTTAATAAGTGGTTGTTCTTCATCGTTGTATTTAAAGTAAATAAATGGCACCTTTGACCACGTAAATGATTGTTTGGTACCATCTTTATTAATTATACTAAAATGCCCTTCATCTTCTGGAGCTTCAACATCAGGTATTAATTTACCATTATCATTAACATATCTTAATACCTGTTTTGTATCCCAGTATTCAATTTTTTGTACTGTCTTTTTAGTTTTACCTTCATAGACTATAATTTCATAAACTCTTATTAAAGCATCTAATTTAGTATGTTCACTATCTTTCCATAGTGGAATAATCTCTTCACTAGGCAATCTTTTAAATCTTAATTCACCATCTAAATTATAATAAATTTGTGCCCATGCTATACCTTTATTGATTGCGTCTTTGCCTAAATTCTTAAGTAATCTCATAAAGGACTTATTAAATATATCATCTAATACATTTTTATATGCTTCATTATCAGTTTGAATTGCTAAAGGCTTAGATAATAAATATCCTACTTTCTGGTCTGCAAGCTTTCTTATAAAGTTATGAATTAATTTATTATTTGCTAAGTTCTTTACTTCTTCTAATTCTCCATCTTCGCCTATAGCCATTCTTTTACGTTTAAGTATATCTGTATCACCTTTATAATATCTTTCTCCATCTAACATAAGTTGCCTTGCTTGTGAGCCATTCCATTCTTTTATTTCCTCTTGAACAATTTCTTCTAAGCTCATTATACTGTTAGATCCACTATTAAATATTTTATCTATAAATATTATCTTGAACACCTCCTTAGTCAAATGAAATTGAATTACCTTTTCCTACATTTTCAGCTATTCCGGTTGTAGCATCTGGAGCATCATCATGTTTGTTTTTACCTTCTCTTTGATATTTAATCATAGCATTATAATAATCTGGCCATCTATCTCTCCAATTAATTGGATAGTATATATGGACCATAACCCACGTAGCATTTGATAATATTCTGGCCTTTTTATTTTTACTTTGATGGAACCACTTAACTCTTGTTTTATTGCTATTGAATTTCTCTTTTAATATTCTTTCTACACTTCTAGCAAAACCACGACCACCATTATTACTCTCTATGTCTGCTATATTAACTTTATTTTCAAATAGCATTTTAGCTGTTGCAGTTTCTGTAACTTCCATAGGCTCCTTAGTATATAAAACATCTAAGACATAAGCTTCCTTGTTATATTCACCATAAACAATACAACATAAGTAATCTGAACCTTCATCAGCAGTATCTATATAGGCCTTAATTCTATTAAACAGTGGATTACCATTATTATCTTTAGGTATATCGGTGTAAGGTTTAAAACTAGTGTAAAGTCTTCCTTTTAAGTCTATAGGCTCCTGTTGATAGTTAGCGCTGGCTATATCCTCACCCATTGCTTTTACTTTATTTTTATAACTCCTATAACTTAATACTTCAGGACATAACATTTGTTTTGTCTCTTTATCAATTAAAGCTTTCATAGAAATATGTTTAACTTTTATGCCCTGCTCTCTATAATAATCTAATGCTCTACCGGCTAAATCACCACTGGCCCATCTAGTCATTATGATTATTATCTTTCCGCCTTCTTCAAGTCTGGATAACATAGTATTAGTAAACCAATCCCAATGCTTTTCTAACACTGCTTCATTGTAAGCCTCTTCTGCATTTTTAATAAGGTCATCTATAATTAGCAATGAAGCTCCAAATCCTGTAGCTGTACCTGTTGGAGAAGTGGCTAAATAGTTATTATATCCACCTTCTAAGGACCATAGGTTCATAGCTCCATCACCATGTTTTATTCTTACCTCTGGAAAAACATCACTAAACACAGGTTTATATTTATCTGCTTTTTCTTCCTGGATAGAGTTCCTTACATTCTTAGAAATCATAGTAGACAATGTTTCATTGTATGAGCCTGTCATTATTTTTTCATTTTGATTATTCCCTAGAACCCATTCAACGAATAGCCCCGCAGTTCTGGACTTTCCATGTCTAGGTGGTTCATTTACTATAAGTACTTCATCATCACTCTCGTAGAAGTTTTGGAACTCATTACATAGCTCAACCAGGTATTCTCTATCTTGCTTATAAAAGTTTGGTGCCTTTAAATTGCAATAAAAAAAGAACTTACGTCTTGCAAGTTCTATCTTTGCTCCCAATTGTACTAATTCTTTATCCATCTTCTACACCAGCTAGTTTTAATAACTGCTCTGTAGTTAAATCCTCAAATGGATTATTAACTTTCATATTGCCATTAACTTCTACTTTATCCTTGAACATTCCTAAATGTCTACCTAATAACTCTAAAGCCTTTACCTTATCAGCTGTTTCTATACTAATACCAAACTTAGTATTTTTAATTGCTGTTATAGCTTTCTTTTCATTGGCTGTAAGGTCTTTCGTTTCTTTTATTTCTACATCTTTATAAAAAACTTCTTCTTCGCCTATTTTATTTCCTTGTTCATCATAAACAGGTTTCATATAAGACTTTTTAACTACTTCTGCATAATTAGGACCATTAGATTTAGCGATAGCATAAAGTTCCTTTAAAACAAAGTCTTGAGTTATTTCTGTTCTTTTTTCTCTGTCTTTCATTCTTTTATTTATATATTCTTTAACCTTAGCATTTCTTAGCAATCTATTTCCATTAACGGCTGCTGTTTCATCTTTTTTAATATTTTTATATGCTGCCTTATAAGCTCTAGTGGCATTAAGATCCACTAGGTATTCATCACAAAATATTTTCTGTTTTGGTGTTAGCTTCACAATGCCACCTCCTTTTGTATATAAAATAATTAAGAACCTTTAATCATAAAGGTTCTCTACTTAGTTCTATAGTTCTACTGTTTCAATATATCGTTCTTTACCTACTATTGCATCTTTATTTATTATTGTCTTTCCATTAATATTAATTACCTTTTCATCTACAATCCCTAGTATTTCTAGTGTTCCCCCTTTGTTTATTACATCTCCGTTAATCGTTCCATGTAATGTGGCCTTTGAGTTATCATACAAATATATACTCCCATTAATAATTCCATGATGTTCCAAAGATGCATTATCCTTAAGATATATGTCTCCCGTTAATATTCCATGTATTTCTAATTGTCCTTCCTTGATAACTTCTATATTTTCTTTGATAGATTCATTAATCATATACTTATCGTCTATTATCACATTTATCACTCCTTTTAACATATATTTCTACACTTTAGGAGATTTTCCTCTATAATTTATTCGACCATTTACGACTTAACCACAATATATAGTATGAGTTGTACACATTATCCACAATACGTTGTGTATAACTTAATTTATCTTTGCCTTACAACCTCATTCTTTCATATTTGATTACCATTATTTTTCTGTTTTATAATTATACTTTCTATTATATAATTATAATGACATATAACTATATAAAGGAGTATTCACTATGAATTTTCTAAAAATTCTAGTGGCCATAATAAATTATTTATTTTTTATCCTGCTTAATAATATTAAAATTAAGTATGTGAAATGTAATGATTTAGATTTTTTTAGTATAGAATATAAGGGTAAAAACTTTAAATAAAAATTAGTGGCCGTAGGGGAAATTTATACTTCCCTTATGGCTAATTAAAAATAATTTGACAAAAACGCTTAAAAAAATCACCTAGAATTAACCAGGTGATTTAGTACATATACACATTTACACATTTAAGTAGGAGGATTTTCACCTCCTCATATTTTAATAATCTTGCTAGATATAATTTTACTTACTACCATTTTACCTTATTATATCCCCTATTAAAACTCTATCTTTTCCCTTTTACATCCCTAAAGCCTCGATTCCCCATAATAGAGTACTTAATTCATTTAACACTAAATCTGACCATATTTTAGGTTGATTCTTCCCACACTTTAAAGTTCCTATTATTTCTTCATTACTTTTTTCCTCGATATAATACATTTCAAAAGCTCTATATTTATACTCTATACATTCTTTTCTAAATCTTCTTTTTAATATTTTCAAGGCGCTGTCTACATAAGCCATCATTTTCATAGTCCTTAATTTTGTCCTTGTAATACTTGTTATCCAAACTTCGTCGTCCACATTGTCAACTTCTATGTCTAGATCCACATTAACATTTTCTATATGTTCTTTTAATTTATTATAGTTTTTCATTAATAATCTTGTATTGTGTAGTCTTTTATCCTTTTGAATAATACTTTTTTCTTTATCATATTCTCTTATAGCTTCTTTAGTGGCTTTACTTATAACCTCATCTATATTTATATTATCTATCATACTAAACCTCCTTATATGTTTTTAATCTTGCTTTTACTGCTTCTAGTAATACGTTCTGATTAACTTCTTTACTACCTAAAGTTTTTATAACCTCTTCATCTACAGTATCCTTACTTACTAGATGATGAATTATAACACTTTCCTTTTGTCCTTGCCTATGAAGTCTGGCATTAGCCTGTTGATATAACTCCAAACTCCATGTAAGCCCAAACCAAACAATAATATTGCCCCCATATTGAAGATTTAATCCATGCCCTGCTGAAGCTGGATGTACTAAAAGTATTGGTATTTCTCCATTATTCCATTTTTTGATATCCTTTGAATCTTCTAATCCTATTGCTTTTAACTTTTTAGTTTTTAAGAAATTAACTATTCTATCAAAGTCATGTTTGAAGCTATAAAATATCAAAACTGGTTTACCATTAGCTGATTCAATAATATCTAATAAAGCTTTTAGTTTTTCGTCATGAATTTCTATAACCTGCTTGTCCTCTGAATATATTGCTCCATTAGACATTTGTAATAATTTATTAGTAAGTACTGCTGCATTAGCTGCTGTAATATCATCCTCACCGAATTCTAATACTAAATCCTTTTCTAGTTGCTTATATTTATTTATTGCATTTTTAGGTAAATTGATATCAATTATATTATCAATTCTTTCAGGAATATCTAAATAATCTTTGGCCATCATAGAAATACAAATATCACCTATCTTTTTATGGATCTGTTCTTCTGCTCCATCTTTTAGCTCCCAATTATAAACTATATATTGATTTCTTTTTCCTGGGTTAAAATACTGTTGCCTGTAACTTGTGATGGTTCTACCTAATCTTTTACCACCATCTAGCAAATAAATTTGTGGCCATAAATCTATTAAACTATTAGGTGCTGGGGTTCCAGTAAGTCCTACCATTCTTTTAAAGTATGGCCTAACTTTCTTTAAAGCTCTAAACCTTTTAGCCTTAGAAGATTTAAAGGAACTTAATTCATCTACGATACATGTATCCCATTTCCATTGTTTAAAATAATTATCTACTAACCAAACTACATTTTCTCTATTGGTTACGTATATGTCTGCATCCTTTTCTACTGCTTCTTTTCTTTGTTTTGGTGTACCTAAAATCTTAGATATTTTTAAATGGCTAATATGATCCCATTTATCTACTTCTGTACTCCATGTATCTTCCGCCACTCTTAGGGGTGCTATTACTAATATCTTCTCTGATTCACCAAGAAATAGTAAATCATCTATTGCAGTTAGTGTACTAACAGTTTTACCTTAATCAACCCATGCCCATGTCGAGAAAAAGGCCTGAGGCCTCATGCTCTAAAATATGATTGATTGCATATTCCTGATAATTCCATGGACTAAATTTCATCTTATCACCTTCTTTCTTTTTACTCATTTTTGAGTAATTTTTATTATTTAATCTCTCTTATAAAATTATTAATACCCTCAATACTATCTATAATTTCAACTCTAAAACCTAAAGCTGTTAATTCTTTAATCCTATATTTTTGTATAGGTCTTGGTTTTTTACCTGGTGCTTTAAGCTCTACAAAAATAATCCTTCCTTGTGGTAATAAAACGATCCTATCAGGCACTCCTGACACTCCTGGACTTACAAACTTTAAAGCTTTACCGCTTAACTTCTCAATTTCTTTTTTAAGCCTTTTTTCAATGCTACTTTCTAACATTTGTATTATTCCTCTTATATATTTTTCTTTTAAGTTCTTCAATTGTCTTTAATTTATTTAAATTTACCCTTCTTTTATATTCTTCTTCTAAAACTTCGTTTACCCATTTTTTGTATTTATCCATTTTAATTCTCCTCTATAATAATATCTGTTGACAAATAAAACATAGTTATATCAATGTTTTAAGTAACTTTGTCAACAACGTCAACAATTTTTCCTTATATACCCCTATTAATACAGGATAATTTTATAATAATATAACCTTCTTTGCGGAATTATCTATTTTTTATCACTCTATATATAGAAAATCTGTTGACACTGTTGACATATATTTTATACCCCTTGGTATTACTGCCTTCATCATGTCAACACTTAAAAAAATCTGTTGACATTTTTATACTCTGTAATATCCCCTTTGTCTTCCATATCCATTAATTCTTATAACATTTTTTTGTTTTTCCCAACTTTTTAATCCTTGAAGTATTTTATTTATTCTAGCTGAATCCCTTAAATCTACTTTTCCAGTTACACCATAAAGTTCATTCAAGATTTCTTTAACACAAACTCTATCTCTTATTATCCCATCTTCTTTTGTAGCCTTAGAAGATAAAGAATCATTAAAATATCTTTGTCTTTCATATAAATCTTTTTCATACCAATCCTTAGGTAAAGGTGTTTCAAGAAATTCTATTATAGTACTTTCTTCATCATCTACTATTCTATGATTATCCTGCTCTATTGAAGCCAAAGCTTCTTCTTCTGTATTTAGCATTAGAGCTTTATTTTTCAATTTTTTATATAGTATTACAGCCTCTGCATATATCTGATCCACTTCATTTCTTAAATCCTTTACTATACTTTTAGTCGCTTTAGTCATATCTGCATCCACTGGAAGATATCTTCTATCACCAGTTGGATCCTTTAAAAATGTTGGTTCATTTGTTGAAGCAACTAAAACATATTGCCTTGGTATATCAATAGGATTGCGGGCATACGCCATTCTTATTGTTTTGCTCTTATTAGTTATAAAAGCTTTCATTTCTTCAATTTCACTTTTTTTAGTAGGAGCCATTTCAGCCATTTCTACAATCCACTTACCCATAGTTTCTTCTATAGCTTCTTTATATTTTATAGTTGCTAACTCAGTATACCAATCATCTTTTTTGGCCATATATCTGTAAAATGTACCTTTTCTAATTCCTTGTTTGCCAACAATAGTTGTTACATAATCTAATTGGCAACCTGAATTGAATATTCTTGCTACAGCTCCACAAATAAATATTCTTGATGCGGCCCTAGCGTATACATTATCTTCAACACCAAAGTAATCAATTAATACTGTTTCTACTCTTTCTTCCCCATCCCAAATCAAACTATTTAAATAATCTTTAACAGGATGAAATTTATTTTGCTTAAATATAAGTCTAGTTGCATCATTTATTACTTGAGTGGCTCTTAATATATCATAAGCCTTTCCTAAATAATGCCTAAGCCCTGAATCATCATCATCAGTCCAAAATCTTATTTTATTTTCATTGTCCCAAGGAAGTTTCCCTTTAATTGTGTCCCTTAAATTAAACTCATTGTAAGCTAATTTATCTTTAAGTCTAATATCATTCTCCATTATTATTTTTACATTATCGACTGTGCTTTTTACTTTTCCTTGTTGAGTATATTCTAATTTAGCCAGCCAATCATTATTATCTTCTTCTATTTCAACTACATCAAATTCATCTTTAACTAAATCTAACCTATCCTTACCTAGTTGCGTTTTTACTTTATTATCATTGATTGCAACTTCAGTCATTTTCTTAAAAGATGGTAAGTTATTTTGTTTTGTATCAATTCTTACTTCATCATCTAAATGGCCAAACTTATGAATTCTAACTAGGTCAAAAGCATTACATAAAATATTACTAGCTGGATCCGTACCATGATGGCTATAGCTAAACTTATTCTCATATACTACAACTCCACCTGTAGTGCTACCCTCTGCATATGTGTATCTGGTTTCATCTGCTCCAGGAACATATACATCATTTAAAAATTCTGCTATAGCTTCAGTTATTGTATAGGTCCTACAAAATGCCCCTATAATACCTTTCTTTTCTAATGGGTCCTCTTGCTTTTTTATTGCATTATTTAATTTTGCCCTAGCTCTTGAACTTTCTGGCCAATAACTTACATCTTGCCACCCAAAAGTATATCTAGCTAATATCTCATCAGGATTTAACCAAGTTTCATCTTGGATTTTAAAGATATAATCTCCATCACTTGAAGTACTTGGCCAATACATTAATCTACTAGGTTCATAGGTTGTATCATCAAATTGATCTATCCCTAAGTCACTAGCTACCATCCTACTTATAGCTTGATATTCATCAGGAAGTACTGGCCTACTAAGTGGAATTACTAACCTTAATCTTTGGTTATCTGTTGCATGAGTATGAGTTGAATACATAGCTACTGAAAAATCCCACAATAACTCTATGCTTGACCATATATCACCATTAACGTAGTCTAAGTCTAAAGTTAATAATGTTCTATTCTGGACATTCTCTGCTTTTCTACGACCATTCTTAAGTCCACCACCTACAAATCCACCTACATCTTTAATCTTATCCTTTTCAGTTTTAGCCATTTTCTTATATTCCGCATAAGTTTCAGGTGTTCTTGTAGTATTACTCAGTTTTTCAACTAGCTCTGACCATAAGATATTTTTATTTTTCCAATGAGTTTCCTTTCTACTTTTTCCAGTAGCTATAGCTATGGATCCATCATATTTAATTTTAGGCTTATCTTCTGTTTTATAGGCTTCCAAGGTATCACCTCTTTTCTATATAAAAGAATGTTCTTTTTATTTACCCTATTTCTCTACATATCTATCTACATTTTTTATCATAAAGGTTATGGATCCATCTCCATTATTTTGAATGCCAAATCTATTAATATCTCTATAAGCTTCTTCGGTTATACTAATTTCAATGTCACTATCTATTTTAAGTTTTAATCTACTAAGTCTTTTTTCTAAGTATTCTTTATCAACTTTTATCCTTTCAATATCATTAGCTTGCATATAAGCAATAAAATCTTTCTTACTTTCTTCAAAAGGTAAAACCTTTGAAGCAAAATTATATATGTCTATTTCTTCATTTTCTCTAAGTTCACTTTTAATAAAGCTTCTTATTTCCTCCGCCTTTACCGCATCTTCTTTTAAATTACTTCTTGTCCAATTCTCTACTGCATTCATAAAAACTCTTGTATTATCTCTATCATTATCAATTAATAGGCATTCAAGGAATTTTTCTGTAAAATAGTCAGTTCCATATTCATCACTTTTCTTACTTTTAACTTTATCAAGTACCAAAAGATTATATTCTTGGTCATTACATATAGGTCTAATAAAAGCAGCCTTTTGAACTTTTTTAGTTGCTGGTAGCCCTGTTGTTATAGGAGTTATATTAATCACTACATTATCATCAATAAAATTAATCTCATGTGTATATTGCCTAATATAATCAAGTTTAAGTATTCCTAACATAGGACCATACTCAGTACTAATAGATACAACAAATAAATTACAAGATGGTATATTAATATCAGATTTCATAAAACTAAATAATTTGTTAGCTACACAATTTGAAGCTTGGAGTAAATCAATCTGTCCATTTAAATATTCCTGACTAGTTTCTCTTATTACAGTACTACTTTCTTTAAATAGTGCATATTTCAAATCATTATCTTTAAGTATTCTTTCAATATGACTTAAGATAAATTTATACACCTCATCATTAAGGACTATTTTATAATTATTTAATATAGGTTCATCTGAATTATTATCTAGTACATGAAGTACTGCCTCATTTATTGAGATATCTCTAATTTTATCCATAAATTTTACACTCTCCTTATAAATTTTTAATTTGAATTATTGTATTTTTGTTATTAGTTTAGATTCTTCTAATAGTTCTGGGTATTGATTTAATGCTTCTATATAAGCATCTATTCTCATTCCTAATAAAGTATCAAAATCTAATTCATAATACTTTATATCTCCACTTGTCAATCTACTTCTCATTGCTAATAATGTACTTGATATTGTTCCTTCACCTTCTAAAACTCTAATTTTATTATTTTCTTTTACTAAAACGACCTTCAAATCTACCACTCCTCTTACTTGGCTTTAATTTTATTACATCAGTCTTTCATATAGTAATTACATTCGTATCCATCAGCCTTTAAAGGTAATCCTGGAGCCCATTCTATAGATTCAGCAAATATACTACATATTTCTTCTACACTTCCTATTTCTTTAGATACATCTAAAACTAATTCGTCATGTACATGCATAACAACTTTAAATCCTTTTTTCTCAACTCTTGCCATTGTTTCTGCTAAGCAATCCCTAGCGAATGCCTGCACAATGTTTTCCACTAATTTGGGGCCATAAGTTTCAATCCTTTTCCACTGTTTACTTGTCTGTTCCATTCCCTCATATGTTATAACATCACTTCCAAATTTACCTTCTTCTATCTTAGGTCTTAGATAACTTAATTTTCTTCCACTTGGTAATTGTATAAATAAAACTCCTGGATCATAAATAAATTTAATTCCGTGATGTAATGCAACTGTAGTTTTTTCTGTTATAGCTTTTTTAGCAGCTTTATCTACATTCCACCAAAATTGTGTTATATGTGGACTAGCTTTTCTCCAATCGGAAACTAACTTAGGTAAATCTTCATCTGGAATACTTCCAGTTTTATCAAAAGCTCTAATAGCTCCACCTGCTCCACCATATCCTAATGCAAGCTCAGCAATCTTCCCTTTTGCTCTTAAATGACCATTAATACCATGCTTTTCAACTGGAACTTTAAACATCTTAGAAGCTGATGCGCAATATATATCTCCACCTTCTTTAAATACATCCAGTCTCCATTGTTCATTTGCTAAATATGCTATTACTCTTGCTTCTATAGCGCTAAAATCTGCAACTATGAATCTATTACCATCTGTAGGTATAAATGCTGTTCTAATAAGTTGACTTAATGTATCTGGAATACTATCAAATAAGAATTCTATTGTTTCAAAGTCTCCATTTCTTAATAAGTTTCTTGCTTCTTCTAAATCTGGTAAGTGGTTTTGTGGAAGGTTCTGGACCTGAACTAGTCTACCTGCCCATCTTCCAGTTCTATTAGCACCATAAAATTGAAGTAATCCCCTAACCCTTTCATCATCACATCTAGCATTAAGCATTGTTTGATATTTCTTAATTGATGTCTTGGCCATAAGTTGCCTTAACTCTAAAATTTTTTTTACATTTTTATCTTTTGATTCTTCTATAAGTATTGGAATACTGTCTTTTGTTAGACTTGTAACTTCATGGCCAACACGTTCACTTATCCATTTTTTTAATTGAGTTGGACTATTGGGGTTATTTAATCCTGTAAGATTAATAGCTTCTTCTTTTAATCTTTCTTGATATGATTCATCACACTTAATAGCATTTTCTACTAGTACTAAATCTACCCTTACACCTCGGTCATTTATGTGTTGGTCCAGCTGCCATAATTCTTTTTCCTTAATTGTGGTCTTGTATCTATTTAATAAATTTCTTATTTCTCTTTCTACTTCAACATCTCGCTTACAGTATTCCTTAAAAGTTTCCCATTTCTCCATATCATGTTCTGGAAGATTCCTAGTTCTCTTACCATTGGTTTTAGTAGGTTTACAAGGCTTACAGAAATATTGTATTAAAGCCTTACCTTCTTTCATCTTTTGTTTATCTTCTTCAAACTTTAAAGCTTTACCAACCATATCTAAAGAACTTGGTAGACCTAGTGTTAAAGCTTTTACCATGGTACATTCCCAATCACCAGGATGACACTTGAGACCCTTGAAATGAGCCTTAATTGCATTTCTTTCAAAATTGGCGTTAAATGCAGTTTTTAAAACTTTACTGTAGTGCTCATAAATATCAAATTCCAACACCTCTGGTATTTTCTCTCCATTCATAATGTCTATTATTTTTACTGGTTCATCATCATAGGCATATGCAAGTAACATTATTTCAAATGATGGGTGCTCACAATATTTATAAGCACCCACACTTTTAATGTCTAACTCGCAATATGTTTCAACGTCTATTGCAAGTGTTCTCATATTACTACCTCACAAATTTTTCAGCATATCTAAGTTGCTGTTTTATATATGGATCATCTTCTTTTCCTCCAGCTGCTAACCAATCTGTGATTCTTTTATTTATATCTTCTAATACAACTGAAGGAATAGAAGATTTAGCTAAATCTGATATATTATTTATCTTCATGACTTTAACCTAAGAAATCATCTTCTGCAGTTTCTACAGAATCAAAGTCGTCTTCTGCTCTTGTGAACCCTCCAAGAGGTTCTCCATCTTCTAACTTTTGAACATTACCCAGTCCACAAGCGATACCTTTATTACCACTTGCACTGTAAGCATAAAAATTAAGAGTAAGTCTTGCATAGCAACCGCTATATACTTCTGTAGCATCTAATACAGGTTGTACATTTTTATCAACAATTCCAGGCTTATTTTTGCTGTTAGCATTTAAGTAATAACAATTTGCATAGGCTTCATCATCTGGCCTGTCTATATCACCATCATGTAGTGGAGTTTTTAAATTAGCAGGTACTTTACCACCAAACTTACCCTTGCCCTGTTCTTTAGCTTCTGCTACTGCTTCCTTTATGGCTTTTAATGTTTCTGTATCTGTCTTAGGAATTATTACACTTACACTATATTTTGGCTCTTGTCCCTCCATTGCTCTTGGCTCGAATAAATTTGCATAGCTTAATCTAACCTTTCCTGTAGTTACCTTTGTTCCTGTTCTTTTTGCTTTTATCATAATTAATCTCTCCTCTTTATAATAATTTTCTTTTTGTATCTCTTCTTCTACATAATCCATATACATAAGATACCTCTTTATTTAAAATCTGCTTCAGCAGAATTATAAACCGGTCTTTTATCTGTTATAGTTGCTAAAGTTGGTTTGCCTTGTGGCTTTATAATATAATCACCTAATAACTTAGTAACTTCTTTCTTACCTATAGCTTTTTCCATATTTGTAATTCCTGTAAGTTTTTTAGTATATATAATATCTTCTAAGAATCCTTGTCCTAAAAGTATTTTTCCTATTTTCTCTTCATCAGTCCACTTCCTATTGCTTCTACCTTCTACGACCTTAAACCCGTCAAATTCCTCACCTTTTAATGCCTGTTCTAATGCATATTCTTGTACATCTTTGGCCCAATTAATGAGCTCGTCAGCTTTACCTAGAATAAAGGCTATATCGTTATTATCTAAGGTATTTGGCTCTTGAAAATCATACTTAGCTAGTTCCATATTCTTATCAGCTCTGGCCTTGCATACTGCCTTAGCTCTACAGAATTTACAGTGATCTCCTGCACAAAATTCTCCTTTACCTTCAAAAGCTAATTTAGCTATAGGTTTTAATTCTTCTTCTGCCCACTTAAGCAATTCTTCTACTTTCATTTCATCTGTAGATATAGAATCTAACCTAGGTTGTATAATTGTCATTTTTATATTTTCTATATCATATAAAAAACTAAACTCTGCTATAGCTCCTAATGCATATAATCTCATTTGTTTATTATTAACTGCACTTACGGGAACACCCTTACCATACTTTAAATCGCATATTTCCATTGTTCCATCTGCAATTATTACAAAATCTCCAGTACCAAAACCATCAGGTACCCATTCACTAAAGTCTAATCTTTGTTCCATTTTGAATAATGCATCTGGTGTTTTAGCCTTAGCTTCTGCAACTTTTTCCATGCAAGTATCTACATAAACTTCTACGTAATCTGGCATATCTTTTGTGAATAGTTTGTCTGTTTCTATTTTCTTGAACTCAGAATTATATTTTCTTGTGGATATAAGTTCTAAATTTTTCTTTAAACCTAACTCCCCAAGCTCATGGGCTAAAGTTCCCTCCTTTGCAAATTCACTACTTTTATTAGGGTAATTTTCTTCTAATCTTGCACTAGGTGGACATGCAAGCCAACGACTTGCCCCACTAGCACTAAGTATTGCGTGTTTTGCCATTATAGCAGCGCCTCCACTTCTTTTATTACTGCAGCATAGTGTTCTTCTTTTAATTCAGAGAGTTTACTAGCTCCATATTTTGCAGTTATCTCCTTAGCCTCTTTCTGTTTACCTGCTTGTATTAATTTTGTAAATATAGCTCTTACCATTTCTTTTGTAATCTCAGTTTTAGGTTCTTCTACTGGTTTATCTTCTTTCTTAGTTTGTTCTGTTGGTGGATTTTTTTCTTTCTTAGTATCTTGTTTAGATGGGTCTATTGATTTAGCTTCCTCCTTCTTAATATCTTTCTTAACTTCCTTTTTAAGAGTTTCCTTGATTGCCTCTTTCTTTTCTGTAGATGCTTGTCCATCTTGCTTAGGCTCTATTTTTTGTATAATATTACTAGTACCGAAAGTATTAATAAAATTTAATAACTCCTCATTTGAATTAAATTCTGCTGTAATTTTCATAATTATTTTTCCTCCTTAAATTTATTAACTTGTTTAGTTACCAAGAAACATTTTCGCTTCATGACCTTCTATATCAACTTTTTGAACTATCCATTTAGTCGCTTGTTCTACTCTGCTTTTAGTTTCTGAATACCTCTGAAATATTGCTATTGAATATGAATTATTAGCTTCTACAACTAATATGTCACCATTTTTTAAGTCTTCTATATATGTTTTATAAGAATACTCTTGGTCAAAACTTCCTCTTATGAACTTAACCATAGCTACTTTTTTAGCCAATTATTTACCTCCTTTAGTTAAAAATAACCTTCATTATTTTCTAATCTTTTAATTATTCCTTTGAGTTCTTTTATTATTGATTCCCTATTTATTCTCTTAACCTCAATTACTTTATTTATTAGCTTTTTAATTATTTCTATCTCTTCATTTACACCACTTTTTAAGGCTGTTAGTGATAAATCATAATCTTTAATATCTTCCTTTACATATGCTTCACTTTCTTTAAGTTCCTGTATTTTAGATTCATGAAAATACATAATTGCATTCCATACATCTTCACCCATAGTAGTAATTATTATGTCTTCTAAGTCACCTAGTTCTGATAAACCATAGGTTTCTTCTTTAAGAAGCTTAATTCTAGCTACAAACATTTACAGATCTATCTCCTTTCTGTTATACTGTATTTACAATGTTTATTTAAATTTATTGGTGGCTTAAGCCATCTCTTTTTTTTATTCTTCTGTGCCAATTTCTATTTTTAGGTCTCACCATTACTCCCTTCTTAGTTAAAATTATGACTTTATTGGATACTGCTGTACTTGTTCTTTCTAATGCATAACTCATTTCCTCGGGACCAATAATGTAATACCAGTCAACTAAGTATTGAAGATCTTCTTCACTCCATGGTTTTCCTGTATTCGAATGAATTTGTGGATTATATTTCATTCTTCCAAATCTGTCATACTCAATATTAGGTATATCCATCACTTTTACCTCATCTCCTTATCCCTTTGTATCTATTGCATTTTTTATAATTATTACAACAATATTGTTTAAAATATTTTGTTCTAGATTCTGTATCTAAAAATTTTATCCTGTCCCTTTTATGAAAGCAGTTAATATAATATTTGTGGCCATTAGACCTACTTTGAAAATTGGGGCATTTAACTTTATTCAATTTTTATCGACTCCTTTCTATTAGAATCTCTTAAGAATATTGGAACTTCTTACTGCAATGTCTAGTACATAATTTAGAACCGTATATTTTTTAAAAGTAATTCTATTAAAATTAATATCATCTGTTGTAATCTTCATTACTTCTATAAACTCTGCTTCTGTTAACTTTATCCCCCTTTGTTCTAATAGTTTTCTTATCAAAATTCCCCTCCTCCTTATAAAACTATTTTTTCTTCACTTATTTTTTTCAACCATTCATCTAATCGTGGTTTATTTATTAAAAATCTAGCACCAACCCTAAAGCATGGAAAATCTGACTTTTTACTATGCGCCAATTCTAAGATTTTATTTCTTCCAATACCGGTATAACTAGCACATTCATCTATAGTAATAGTTACTTTCTCCTCTTTTTTATCTAAAATTTCAATAATAGATTCCTTAAATATTTCTTTTAAACTTTCTTTTGTGAATTCCAATCACATCACCCTCCCCTTTAATTAAGCAACTCTTCAATAGAAACTTCTAAAGCCTTAGCTATTTTTTTGAGAATGTCTACTGATGGATTACTTTGCTTATTATTTGCAAGGTCATATATATAAGCCATAGATACCTTACTTTTCTTCATGACTTTATATATTGTCATATTTTTTTCTCCAGCAATTCTTCTTATGTTGTCTCCTATTGGCATTGTTTCACGTCCTTTCGTTAATTTCGAATTACTTCGGTATATTTATAATACTTTTATTTCGTAGTATTTTCAAGTATGATACTACGTTTAAAACTATTATTAAGTAAAAACAACTCTTCCTCGCTTTTATTTACTTCGTTTTACTTGACATATCTAAATGTTTCGTTATATACTTAGTTATAACGAAATAAAAAATCTTAAAAATAGGAGTGTTACTATGTTTAGCAGGATTTTAATTATAAAATGTTTAGAAAATAAAGGCTGGTCTAGATATAAACTTTGTCAAGAAGCTAATATAGCTCAATCTACTTTAAGTGATATATTAAGCGGCAAAGCTAAGAATCCTAACACTAAAACACTGCAAAAAATAGCTGATGCTCTTGGTGTATCAGTAAATGAATTTTTTGATGACAGCAATGAAGATACTAAAAAAGATATTAATATTCCTCAAGAGTATTCAGATAAATATAAAGTTACATCAAGAGATAAAAAACAATATGAAGAAGAAATGAAAAAAGCCAATGAAGCATTCTTTATGAATGATGAATTAAGTGAAGAGGCTAAAAAAGAAATGTTAGATTTAATGTCTGAACTGTTTTGGAAAGCCAAATCTTTTAATAAAGAAAAAAGAAAAAATTCAAAAGATAGGTAGGTGATTGAATGATTAATTATAAGGTAAGAGTAAGAAATCTTATAAGAAAGTATCATACACGCAATCCCTGCAAATTAGCTAATGAATTAGGAATTGAAATTCATGAATGTTTTCTATCTGAAAATATGCCTAAAGGTTTTTTTAAGAAAATTCTAGGCAAAAAATTTATTGTAATTAATTTAACTAGGGTTGAGGATGAATATGATAAAGAATTTATTTTAGCTCATGAATTGGGACATGCTTTATATCATTCAAGTGACAATGCATTCTTTTTACATGACCATACTTTTTATCAACGAGGTAAATTTGAAGTTGAAGCTAATAAATTTGCAGCTGAATTACTCATTGATGAAAAAGAAATAGATAAAGTATGTCTCCAAAACATGAACATTGAACAACTAGGCTGTTATTTTGGTGTTCCTAAGGAACTAATTAGCCTAAAGTTCAATAAATTTTTTTAATTTCTTGTCGAACTTTAGTTCTGTAAATTTATAGAAAGGTGTGGTTTGATGGCTGTTAAAACTAACTACGAAAAAAATGGTAAAAAATATTTTAGAGTTACTGCTTCTCTAGGAAGAGATTATAATGGAAAATTAATTAGAAAGGAGTTTTATGGATCTAGTAAAAAAGAAGCTGAAAATAAAAGAGATGAATATTTAAATGGAATAAAAAGCGGTCTTAATATTGACTATAAAAATACAGTACTAGGAGAATTAATGCATACATGGTTGTTTGAAATCATGAGAGTTAAAGTCAAACCTTCAAGTTTTGAACGCTATGAAGGTATCTACAGAAACTATATAAAAAATAGTCAATTATTCGGTTTAAAGCTAGCTGATTTAAAAACAATTCAAGTACAACGATATTATAATGAATTATATAGTGCTGGTAAAACTAGTAGTGTTATAGAAAATTTAAATAAGCTCTTAAGGACATTCCTTAACTATGCAGTTAATGAAGGCTATATTTTAAAGAATCCTTGCTTAGGTAGCAAAATAATTATTCCAGGAAATAAAGATAAAAAAGAAAATGAAATAGAGATATTTACAGACAAAGAAATAACTGCTTTAAAAAAGGCATTAGAAGGTCATAGGTTAAAATGTCTAATTCTTTTAGCTTTAGGAAGTGGATTAAGACAAGGTGAACTGTTAGCATTAAGATGGAGTGATATAAACTTTGACACATTTGAAATTCAGGTAAATAAAAGTATTAAACATGTAAAAATTATATCACCTGATGGAACTGGTGAGCGAAAAACTATTGAACAGTCCCCAAAGTCAAAAACCTCAAATAGAATTGTACCTATACCTTCAAAATTAATAAATGTTTTAGAAGAACATAAAGCACTTCAGGATATTGAAAAAAAGGCCGCTGGTTCTTCTTATATTGATAAAAACTTAATCTTTGCAAATGAAATTGGTAGGCCCATACTTGTAAAAAATATTTTTAGGATTTATAAAAATATTTTAATTTCAGCTGGTATTAAACATAAAAAATTCCACTCATTACGACACACATATGCTACAAAATTATTTGAAAAAGGAGTACAGCTTAAAACTGTCCAAAAATTATTAGGTCACAAAGATATATCTATTACTGCTGATATTTATACTCACGTAATGCCTAAAGAAAAAGTTTTAGCTGTTGACAAATTAAATGATCTATTTGATTAA